ACCGCGTCCATCTCGGACTGTCGGTGTTCGACGGTGTTGGGAGTCCCAGGGACTTGGTTGCCGGTAATGGTTAGATAGCGGCCACTGCTATAGCACTCGAAATGATCCCGTTTTCGGCCTTCCGGCGGTAGGGTGGCGTATATGAATATCCGAAGGCCGGTTCCGCTGGGACTTATTTCGGTGTAGCTGCCGAGTGTGTCAACCGTCCTCTGTGCCCAGGGTTCAATGGTGCGAGTTTCGGGTTCAACACAGTGGTCCAGGTCAACTCCGACTATCCCATTAGCCTTGGTTATGGCGAAGCCGATACCGGAGAACTGGTTATTGGGTTTCCGGTAGGCGGCTAGAACAGCGTCAAAGGTGGTCCACTTGGACGGGTCAGTGCTGCTGGACAGCTTCCCGTTGGCTTGGTATGGCGGCTTGGTTAACTCGCCGTTCCGTTCCTCCCACTTCCACAAAACCCATTGTGGGAGACGGCGCAAACTTTCGGGAATGGTGGTAGTATCTAGCACGACGGCCGCCTCCCTCTTTCAAGGGTGGTGGTCTTTGGGTTTACCGCCGGTGCTTGCCTGCCAAGACTGCCACCGGCGGTTTTTCTTTGATATAATTCTTTTATCATCGGTACCTCACCCCTCTCCAAGTCCTGCGCCTGAAAACTCGCAGGACTTTTTTCATTTGCCGAGTAGTTCCTCGAGTAATTCCACCAATAGGCCGTCCACGGCGGCACGCCGCTCAAGTCACAGCCTTGCCGCCGCCGCTTCCCGAAGCGCCACGATAGGCGCGATTACGTCCTTCACCTCATTACCTCCGCCTAACGATGATTTGAGGCTCGTGCAAAACCTCAGCTTGAGCAACCAGCCGCCTCATCGCTTCGCTGGTGGAACACCCCGCTTCTTTCGCTATGGCCTCCAGTCGGTCCAGGTCGGACGATGGACACCTAAACTGGAATCGCTGGTCCTTGTTTTCGGTGGTCATTTCGTTAGCCTCCTTTAGCTCCTAATAAAACCCATAAAAAAAGGGGCTACAGCCCCCAGAAGGGGACATGTAGCCCACGTACTCTGAATCTTTGCACATTCGAAGTGAGAGTGCAAGGTGTCGCGGAGGTCCCACATTCGAAGTGAGAGTACAAGCTGTCGCGGACACCGAAGTAATTATGTCAAGCTGTCGCGGAGGGGCCAACAAAGAAGCCATACCTTTGCGGGTATGGCTGTGCTAATTGCTGGTTACTCGCTCAGTTGAGGCATTGACGCCCGGTCGGCGTTGACCTAAACTGCCTTGGTAATCAGCGGGTAAGCTCCATCCAGCAAGCCCGCATCAAACGACCAGATGATTCGATCCATCTGGTCGTTTTCTTTATGTTGACTAGCACGTTAACCCGATCCACTGAAAAGTTACTTGGTTATTCCCCCCCGATCCGGGCCAGTTTTGCCCGATCTGGATGCCCACAAAGCACGACTAAGGCTTGGCCCAGAGGAAGGCGCTCATTGTTTGGGCGGCATCACTATCGTTGCTAATCTCCGCTGCCAAATATCTGAAAGGCCCACTACGGTCGTCCAGTCCTGTCGCTTGAAAATGCACTTGGTAGTCTCCTAGATTATCTAAAGTGTCTGAATCTGCAGTCCTTGAAGCTACAATGGGGTCTACCTCCACCGAATTAGTGCCATCGAATGATTCAATGAAGTGTATGCTCATGTTCCCTGCTTCATTAGCGGTGCCAGATTCCCAAGTGAAAAAACCTCTAAACTGGGAAAATCCTTGCACATCGACGAACTCGTAAGTCATGCTTGTTCTTGCTGGCAATTCCACGCTGTCCACCAACGTAAACAACTGAGCCCCGCCTCCCTGGTCAGGCTTCACCCCAGGCACCGCCGCCACCAGCACCCCAGCGAGAATAGCTGCCACCAGAACTATTCCGACCAGTTTCCAGTATCTGACCATATAGCCCCCTTGCCGATTACAAGATGGCCAATGCTAGCACTGAAAGCAGCTACGAGGGAAACCGACACGCGGCATAAAATACCCCGCATGAAAGCGACCGGACAAATGGACAACAGTCTAGACAACCGACCGGGGCCAGCCTTGAAAGCCAATTAGCGGCCAAAGATCAGCAGATTGACCAACTACACCGGCTCCTGGCCACGACCGCCCTACAAGCGGCTCCGGCGCGGCCCTGGTGGAAGATTTGGTAGCACAGCTAGTTTTTTACAACTAGCAGAGCTATCAGAAAGACAAATACGAGGACTAACACAACACCGTCCATAGCTACCCTCCCTTAGTGGGGGAGGGGGGCACCTTGACAAACATCACCTGCTACTGGCAACATCACACAACGAAGTTGGGAGGCCCCCCGGTCACCCACTTTTATTAACAGACAGGTGATCACAACACCTGTCTGTTTTGCTTGGTGGCCGATTATAGCACAGGAATCGCTATCGTTTAGTGTTTGCAACCAACCACCGCATCCAACCCGTCTTCAACTGATAACCACGCCTAAATTTGACCCTGAATTTACGAATTTAGCTACAAAAAGTTGCCCAGGGTTGCTCTCACTCTGATAAAATGCATGCACGCCTTCAAAAACGAGGCGCTTTTTTATGCTCAAACTTAGGCTCATAGGCCGCTGCTCTCTATGAAGATATCCGAACTGACCTTGGCCAGATGCTGGACGATCTCGCCCTGGACGTTGGTCTCACCGGTGGCCCGGAGGCCCCACCTCAATTGCCCATTTCGTGACCTTCCAGTTAGGCATGAACGCGTTTAGGGCATCTGCGCCAGCTGTTAGGCTTACCACCGAAATTGAGAATCGAAGTGCCGGACTCCTGAAATGCCTTGTTGGTTGGGAAGTTTATGATCTTCGCAGACCCTACAGCTGCTAGGGGAGGCTCAGGAGGAGCCGCTCCGACTTCTGAATCAGCCACCACCATTACCCCAGCGAGAACTGCAACCGCCAGCACCACTCCGAGAAACCTCCAGTATTTGGCTATAAAGCCCCCTTGCCGATAACAAGATGGCCAATACTAGCACTGGAAACAGCTACAAGGGAAACCGGCACACGACCTTACGGTAAATCTTTGACTTCCTCCCCACTCAAGGGTGTATCACTTTTCTAAATACTCTTTTCGCTGGCCGGCCGTTTTGGTTCGGATACTTTCTATTATGTAAACCCATTATGTAAACTACAGATACGAAATAATCGCCAATGGTACAACCCCTCAAAAAACGGCCTCGCCGTACCACATCTTGTACCAATTTCCGCCAACTCGTGCGTACTTCATTGCGGTTTCGAATACTGTTCAGATGACCGGCCAGCGCCTCCACCGTATGTTTGGCTTAATATTGTCGAGCCTGCCATTCACTGACCCCGGGGTCAGTCCCAAATACCGAAAAGGCTGAAGACGGCTTGGCGTTCGGTGACAGTGTCTACAATTGTAGAGAGGTGACGCCAATTGGCGTCACCAACTGGGGACACCTCCCGAAATGCCATTATGACTTTTAGAGCGGTCGTGGCGCTAATTCTGGTTTTCTAATTCTGTGAGAACTTGCTCCAGCTTTTGGACGTAAAAAGTATGTTGGGTGTTGAGGCTGTCATACTCTATCAAGGGGGCTCACCATTTCATGCCCCAGAAGGGAAGGTCCAGGTCTTAGTATTTTCGTGCCAGTGTTGGACCATTGACTGTACTGAGGGATTCCGATACCCCAGCATGACAATGGTTGGGCATGTTAATGCAAGGGAAATGATCCAGGTCAAACAGGACCACTGCTTTTGCTCAGGTGGATACGAATGTATCCACCAAAAACGTGTCACAAGCCGAAACGGAGCTACGATAATCAGCGAGCATCGGGCTGAAAACTTGGAAGGACAAGGGGTTGAAGCCGCTGCGGCTCATGCTCTCTGCCGCCAGAAACTCCACCACGGCCTCGCAGGGGCAGCACTGAGGGCGGTCTGAGCCAATAGCCGGTGTAACTCCCCGATCTGATTATTCTGAGCCGCTAACTGGGTTTCCAGCGTGCCTATAACGGTCAGTAGGGCATCCACGGTAGCAGGTGCGGTAGCGTCACCAGGGCGGTTGCTAGGGTCTGCGGGGGTGGCGTCGGGCAGGTCAATTAGCCAGCGGTAACCTTGCGGGGTCGGGTCCTGTGTTCCATTCAGGTCACCCTTGGCAAGTCGGCGTCGGATGGTGTCGACGGAGACGTTCAACTGCTGGGCGGCCTGGGCCATTGATACTTGCACTTCGCTACCTCGCTTGCACTGGCGCTGCGGTAGCACAGCATAGGCCAATCCAGATTGGAACGCATAGGTGCTGCTAGGCCGATTTCATCGGGTGCTAGGGGACACCTTGCTTTTAGAAAACGGCTCTACGGGGCTCTCAGAGCGATTGATATTTAGGTTCGTGTGCATGAGCGGCATATCCGTAGCTAGAACGGCAGATCCCGCAATGTCCCTTTCCATTTCTTTCATCATCCGAAATGCTTTCTCCCTTCCCTCCGGCGACAAATGCCAAGCACACACGTATAGCGTTAAGACAGGGTGATTCAGACATCTACGTCCCGCTTTCGTCTTCGCTACACATCCCTTTGATGAATCAACGGGAAATGGATTTACCATTCTTTCTTATCATTCATTACTTGTCCCTAAATGCCCCGCCAGCCTGCGGCCCAGGCGCTGGTCATGGATCGCTATAGACTACGCCCTGACCCTACCCGAGAAGGCTATTACTTAGAGGTTAAGCCATGACAACGCCAAACGCAAAGAGGCCTCCGGCAGAGAAACCGGAGGCCTCGGAACCGGCGTGGAGGTATTCACGCCAGCTTTGTTTTTCTACAGTTACGCCTCCTGAGCTGCCAGCTTGCGACTGACCTTCTCCAAGTCTTCGGGAGTCCGGTCACCCAAGGTCTGAATCTGTTTTCCCAGGCCGAGAATGCGCTTCTGGCGGCTGGGTATTCGGTCCTCCACCAGGAATAACCACTGGGCTATTACCTCCCGCTTTTCAGATAAACGGCTCTGATAGCTGTTCTGTTGGGCACCCTCTCGAATCTCGTCAATTAGCAGGTACCCGTCTGAGCCCCTAATCGCCTTCGGGTAGAGTCGAATAGGAGTAAGGAAAACCCTCGTTTTCTGCACTGCCGTGAACACGCTGGAGGTAAGCTACATTTCCTATCTAGCGGATAGTACAGAAACTCGGTAAAGAAATCTAAGGAACGAAAAGCTGGGACCACATGAGTTTCTGTACTCCATGGAGAGGTGCGGTAGAGTTCCTGCCTTCGGAGGCCGAGCCAATACAGGGATTTGAGGATGCAGCGGTCGCGGAAGTTGGGGGCGGCAACGTCCCGATTTCCCCTGCTCATTTTCCATACCGACGGTTGTTCACCATATTGGGACCATATTGGGACAAGTATTCGTATCTCCTTCTACCAATTGGCAAGTGGAAATAGTAGGATTACCGCTGGCCTGCCTTCTGGCAGCTATTTGCCGATTAACGGGGAAATAAGTGACAAGGAGTGGAAAAGTGAGGTTAGTGAGGTTATTGATTAAGAGATTTAGTTTGGTGTTTGCCCTGTCGATGTTAGCGGTAACCCTTGGCGTATTTTCAGCTAATGGCACGGTACATGCCACTGGCGATCCCTGCCCAGTGAGTGAGGATATCGTTGGCCCACTCTATCTCGACCAAACCTGCATTATTAGTGTCGTGGTAACAGGGAACGTTTTCATATCAGCTGGGGACCTAACCATCGGCAGCGGTGGCGTAGTCACTGGCTACATCATTGCTACTGGCGATGGGTTCGTCACCGTTGCAAGCAAAGGCACTGTCTTCGGCGACATCACCGAATCCGATGATGGGGACGTCACCGTTGAAACCAAGGGCGACGTTGGGGGCGATATCTCTGAAAGTGGCCTTGGGGGCGTCACCGTTGAAACCACGGGCAGTGTCGCTTTCGACATCACCGAATCCTATGATGGGGACGTCACCGTTGGAGCCCGTGGCGACGTTGGGGGCGACATCTCTGAAAGTGGCATTGGGAACGTCGCCGTTAATGGCGGCGACGTTGGGGGCGACGTCACCGAATACGATGAAGGGATCGTCACCGTTTCCGTCAAAGGCAGCGTCGTGGGCAGCATCACCGAATTCGGCGATGGGTTCGTCACCGTTAATGGCGACGTTGGGGTCAACGTCACCGAATCCGATGATGGGGACGTCAACGTTTCCGGCTTTGGCGTCGTCGTGGGCAACGTCACCGAATCCGGTGTTGGGGACCTCAACGTTTTATTCCCTGGCGAAGTCGTGGGCAACGTCAGCGAATCCGATGATGGGGTCTGCAACATTACCGGCGAAGTCGGCGGCGCTCTGCTAGGCGACTGCGCACCATAGCTTGAGCGTGATATTGGGGGCCAGGGTCAAGTACGCAAGGGGCCTGGCAGGGGGGCTCACCCATGATTCAATTGGAGGTTCGAACAACCGTCGTTATGACAAAGAGGGTGGCAGTAGCCACCCTCTTTCTTTTCTACTTTCTGAGCCCTGGCTCCTATAATTCCTGTTAGTAAACCCCAGCTAGGCAATCAGCAGTAGAATCCCAAAGCTCAGGCCCTCATTTTCGAAGACGCTGCGGTGCGTTGTATCTGTTGCAGGATCTAGGTCACCTCGACACGGAAAGGCGGCTCTACGTGGCTCTCAGTGCGTTATTGTTTATAGTGGGAACCACGGTTCTCAGCTACGGAGTCAATAAATTGTGTTATACGAGGCGGTGGAGGAAGAGTTGGAAGACGGAGGGTTATTGGGAGACTCCCCCAATAACCCTCAAGGTGGGGCGGTCCCAAGTTAAGCCGTTCTCAGAACCTGGGGGAATCAACGCCGTCAACCCATTAACCAGGCTCAGGTTATACTGCCTTTGAGGAAGTGGGACAAGATTGTCCCACCCTGACTAGACGCCAAAAAAAGGGCTCCGGCGAGAGAATACACCGAAGCCCCTGGAACCGGAGGGAGGTACCACTCCGGCGTAGCCTTTCTAACGGTTACGGCTGGGCTGTCAGCTTGCGACTGACCTTCTCCAGGTCTGCCGGAGTCCGGTCACCCAAGGTCTGAATCTGTTTTCCCAGGCCGAGAATGCGCTTCTGGCGGCTGGGTATTCGGTCCTCCACCAGGAATAACCACTGGGGTTTCTTAATCTCGACCACTTGCAGCACCGGCGGCTGGGTGTATTGCCAGCCCCCTTCGGAGTCGATTTGGATCGACGGTGTAGGGCCTGGAGGCTGGCGGTTTACCGCCGCGAGTGCCTGTTCGGCCTGTTCCAGGGCATAACCGCTGGCCAGGAAGGGCTCCAGGGCTTGCTCACGGCCTTCTTGTGCCTCTGCCGTCTCGCAGTCAATCAGGGCTTGCTCATGGGCCAGTTCTGCGGTCCACAATACCGCCAGGCCATCCCTGAGCTTTCGCGGCGCTAATTCCAGGGCGGCCTCACATTCCCACTTGACGCGGCCTGCGCCTTCAGAGGCTTGGTGGGGTTTGATCGTTTCCTTGCCTTCCCACTTCGCCTTTCCCACGGTGGCATCAGCTTCCCGACGCCAGCCCTTCCTTGGCCGCTTGGTGATGCTCCTGGGCCTGGGTTACTCCAGGGAGGGCTTGGTCAGTGGTCTGTGGCCGTGGCTTTGTCGCAACCATAATCTCTCACCTCTAATAATTTTGGTTCTCCACGGTAGTGAACACGTGTTCACTACCTCCAATCTCCCGGATTAGCGGCCCTTGGCTGCGAACTGAACTCCAGAGAATCCACAGGCAAGCCATACGGGTAGACGGCGTTGAAATGGTGCCTATCGCCCGCGTCAGGATTGAAAGCCTCGGAGGCTCGGAGAAGTTGTCGGGCAGCCTCTATTGCCGGCTGAAGCTCCATGCGGGCTGGGGCCTGCTCCATGAGCCGCACGCTCTGGCCTGCGGTTTCCCGAATAGGCACCGCTATATAGTTGCCTAGCTGGGCGGCCTGCTGTCTGGCTTTGGCATGGGTGGGTGCCTCGATTACCGCCACCTGGCGGAAGGGCTGATTTGCCGTAACAACCTCGAATTTCATCATGTCCTCACTTAATATTTCGATATTTGCACACGCCGCCAATCATCGCCTCGGCGGGCCGATCTAAGCAGATCCCGATCTTCGCCAGTCGGGTCAATCATCTCCGGACCAAGGATGCTCAATTCGTTGTCAAGACGCCATGCCTCCGGCCCTGGCTGGCGGGGCTTGGGGTGTGGTGCTGGCGGGTCGGCCCTGAGAAGGCCGATAAGCTCGACCTTGGCCTCGCGGATTGCCCCCAGCAGTTCCTCCAGCATTTCTGGTGGGCCCTCACCTGATAGCTCATCGCCGTCTATCCACAGGCGAAAACCCGAAGCCTCGAGGTGGGCCAGCAATTCAGCGGCCCTCATACTTTGAAGGACTCCCGATGGCCGTTGCCAGCCTGGAACTCAGCCAGGGTGTCGGCGGCTGTGGCATCTTGGGCCGCCACGATTTGATGAATTATTGTGGCGTATTCCTCCAGAATCTCCACCTGGACCGGCGGTTGGAGATTAACCGTTAATTCCCGATGTTGGGCTTGCACCCAAACCGCCAAGCTCTTGCCATCATCCAACGCATTTATACGGTCAATGCGGCTTAATATGGCAACTGCTCGGTCCACGGCGGATAGCTCACCACCGGTTGCCCTATCCCAAATCTTGTTCAACAACAATTCATATCGCCTGGTTTGAAGACTGCGCAACCTGACTGATTCAGCCGTATGCTTATCAGCCAATTCAGCCATCATCACTTCCACGTCGGCATACGCCGTCGCCGGTGCCACCCCCAGCTTCTTAGCTATCTGTCTATGGTGACATCCAGCTAGGCGAAGCTCTAACGCCTGCTGCCTCCGGTCAACTAATGCTTCTTTTGTTGACGCTCTACCCATTTTTGTGCGTCTAATTACCTCGATTCAGATAGGCGATAGCTTGGGGTTCCCTTGCTGTCGCCGCCGTTTTGCTCCTGTTTTGACCTACTGCTTGCCTAGCAGGCGGTCGCTTTGAAACTGAACCTGGTTCAGTTCAACCAATGGCTTGGTTCGGTTATGCTGGCACCGACAAAGCCGAAGCCACCGGCGCATAACCGATAGCAACCGCGAAGTCCAACGCCTCTTCCTCCGTGTTGAAGTCAGCCACGATCCCTGGGCCCCATTGAGATCGTTTCCAGTATTCGTCTACTTGCTCGTAGTAGATGCCGCTGGCGATAAGTTCCGCCTCAAGCTGGGTCCAGTCGGTAGGAGCGTCCGCTTGCGCTATAACGTGCCATTTATCCTGATCTTCCTCTGGGGGTTTCATCGCATTACCGGCCCAGCCCTTGCTGCCACTGTAGGGCCGAAAGCGTTCAATCTCTTCATCCCGACCTGGGGGAGCTATTCCATGTAATGCCTTCACCAGAACAGACTTGACATCGGGAACCAACTCCCACCCCTCCAGGGGGGTATCAGCCAGGTACAGGAAATGACCATGCCGGAGCCCATTATCGAAATGGACCCACTCCGCCTCTGCCCTCTCAAGCTGTTTTTTTAATGATCCATGTACCTTTTTGGAGTGGTCATCTACTGGAACCTTCAGGGAGTAGACTGGCCCGCCTTCCAGTTTGGGCAGCATATTGAAATGGATTTTCCTCCGCTTAAACATGGCATTTACTCGGTTTCTCCAACTACGGGACATCAAATCAACAACCGCCATCTGCCGAGCGCTTCCCGAGTACAGCACGGTCGATTTGACCAGAGGTTTAACCCCTTTGGGATAGGAGTACAGGGTGATGGTGTCCGACCACCTGGACTCTTGCTTGGCACGGTGAGAGGCGGGTTTAGCTAGTAATGTCGTCGATAGGGTAGATAGGCTTTTAGGGGTACTTACCCTATCAGCGACATTTCGATCTCGCTGTGCTTGGTGGTAGTACGTCTCGGGTTGGTCTACCCCTAGCAGTTTGTCGATCTCTTCAATGGACAGCCAGGGGCTGTCAGCCGAGCCGGTTTCCCCAGGTGTCGCTTTTGGGTTGTAGAACTCTGTGACTCGCCGGAGCGCGTTGGTTAGGGTCAATTCCGCGTAGGTCAGCGCACCGTGCCGTTCGTCCCATTTGGGACGCATCAGGCCGGAGCTGCGGAACAACCGGTCCGCCTGGACCAGGTCGCCCGCTACCCAAAACAGGATCCGGCAGGCTAGGGCAAAGTCGGCCTCCGAGCCAGACGGGAAGGCGCCGGTGTCGCCGTTGTAGAGGGCCTGGAAAGCGGGGCCGGTCTTGGACTGGAAAGCCCGTTCCAAAATCTCAGTATCGTCCAGTCCCAGAGGAGCGGGAATAACGGTGTCCACCGGCGGAGTGCGCTTTTTCAGCCACTCGCCGAAAATGTCATGGTGAACCGCGTCCATCTCGGACTGTCGGTGTTCGACGGTGTTGGGAGTCCCAGGGACTTGGTTGCCGGTAATGGTTAGATAGCGGCCACTGCTATAGCACTCGAAATGATCCCGTTTTCGGCCTTCCGGCGGTAGGGTGGCGTATATG